GTAAAACGGGGCAAACTACCCGTGATACAGTTCAAGAAGCTCTCATGGGGCCAATTGGAGCTTGGGGAACTGGAGCCCTTCCTCTAGATTGTATAGGAAGAACAACAGCTAGACAGGGCATTCCAAATGCTCTGGATACTGTAGAAGTAAAGCACATAAGCGGAGGAACATCCACTATAGGATTTAAATCCTTCGACCAAAAAGCCTCAAGCTTTTATGGTACGGCAAAGCACGGAGTCTGGTTAGACGAGCCCTGCCCTGATCTAGTTTATAACGAGTGCTTAATTCGTACCATGACTACCAATGGTAGATTGCTTCACACAGTTACTCCAAAGGAAGGCCTTACTAGATTGTTAGCAGAATTCTTGAGTACCTGCGATCTACTAGCCGGAGCTGAAAGAATCAAGGGCCTAGAAGCCATGATGAAGCTAGTAGAGATGAATGAGAATGATTGAATCTAAGGAAAAATCTAAAGCAAGCCGTGCTACTGTTACTATTGGCATGGAAGATGTTCCTTGGCTCGATAAGAAGGATATTCAGGAAATCTTGGCTGCTACTCCTCCGCACCTTAGAGACGCAGTAAAGAATGGAACTCCATCTCTAGGCTCAGGTGCAGTATACCCTATTCCCTTGGACGAGATAGTTTTAACCCAGAAGGATGTAGAAAAGCTAAGGCCCTTCCCGGCTCACTGGAAGTACTTGTACGGAATGGACGTTGGCTGGAATCGTACAGCGGTAATGTTTGTAGTACAAGATACTGACAACGATATCATGTACGTGTACGATGAGTACTCGCAAGGCAAGATGGAACCAGAGATACACGCTGCTCGTATCCTACAAAAAGGTCCTTGGATGATAGGAGCTATTGACCCGGCTTCTAGAGGTAGATCTCAAGTAGATGGAATGCAGTTAATTAAGATCTACCGCCAGTTAGGACTACGAGTTAGAGAAGCTAATAATGAAGTTGAAGCAGGAATCTACAAGATCTGGTCTAGGCTTTCAGCAGGCAAGCTCAAGTTTTTTCCAAATACTCTTCAGCTACAGAATGAGTATCTACTCTATCGTAGAGATGATACTGGAAAGATTGTCAAGGAGCACGATCACTGTCTTGATGCTCTCCGCTATGCTATCAATACTTTTCATCTAGCTACTCCCAAGCCCGAAAGCACAGATAGGCCTTTGGTAAATAGACAAGCTATACCACACTATAACGTATAACTATGATTAATGAATCTTCTTTAGGTGTAAAGCCCGGTCCATACCAGCAGGTCATGCCAGTTACTGAGGCGGGAGGTAGTCACGTTATTAACCCAACTGATAATACCACAGACAGTTCTACGCAGGTAGCTATTCAAAGTGACGTACCTCTATCTCAAGAAGATCAAGATAGACTAGTTAATCTGGCACTTGAATTAGTGCAGCGCAAGAAGGATGCTGAGTTTACTCTAGCTAGAAGTGTAGAGGGTAAGCTAAGTAAGCGGATGGGAACCCGCAAGAATAAAGAGAACCAATGGCTAGAGTCTATGCGGCTCTATCTAGGTTCTCTTTCTAGTTATAACATAGTCACTGGCGAATATCCCTTTGGCACGAAGGATGATTATAGTACAGCGGGCCAGAATATCCATAGGCCTGAATTCAACATCATTCGTCAGAAGTGCAACATAGCTATTGCTCAGTGCGTAGCCCATCAGTTTGCTGCTGGTGATAAGAATTGGAATCTTCGTATTCCACAAGTAATTGATATAGATCAGGATGATGTACAGGCTATAGCCCAGCAGTCTGGTAATCCTAATCTAACTCCACAAGACGTTGCTCAGATCAAATGCGATCTGATGGAACGCGAAATTGATTACCACTTAGAGCTAACTCGCTATCCAAAAGAATGTCGCTTAGCCATAGCTGACCGAGTTATTCTAGGTACTGGTATAATGAAGGGCCCAATTAATTGTGGCCAGCTAAAGAAGATCTACACAAAACAAAGAACATCGGATGGCAGGGTAATTCGCATACCTAGCTATACTGTAGAGACTACTCCTCTAATCTATAGAATAAATCCTTGGTACTTCTTCCCGGACGATAGTGTAACTGATATAGCAAAGGCAGAAGACGCTATTGAGGTTCACCCAATGTCAAAGGGAGAACTAGCAGAACTAGTAAACCATCCAGGTTATAATCCAGAAGAGATTGCAGCTTGCTTAGGGGAAGAGCCGCGTCAGTATACTAACTCCCCATTCAATGATCCTGCCTATCTAACGCAGGGCATTAATCTATTAAAGAACAAATACTTGGTTCTAGAGTATCATGGCCCCATTAAGAAAGAGGACCTAGATATACTAGGACTAGAATCTAACTCTCCCTTAGATGAAGTCTATGGGGAAATTTGGGTTTGTAATAGCCGAGTTATTCGTCTACAGCTAGAAACTCTAGAGGGATGCAATAAACTCCCCTATGTAGCTTCTGTGTGGGAACCAGATCCAGCCATGATCTTTGGATTTGGTATTCCGATGCTAGCACGCGACCAACAGCGTGTGGTTAATGAATCGTACAAGATGATTTTGGACAATGCCGGTGTATCGGCGGGTCCTCAGGTTATCGTAGATACAACTATCATTAAACCAGCAGTTGGTGGAATGGAGTGTACTCCGTGGAAGGTGTGGCTAGCTAATGAGTACGGAGCAGATGTAACTAAGGCTATTCAGTTCTTTACTCCTCCAAACTCATTTGAGGAACTGTCTTCTCTACTTTCTCTAGCAAGAGGATTTGCTGATGAAGAGTCCAGTATCAATTTGCTGGCGGCTGGCGGACAAACCCCGGCCGGAGCAATGGATAGTGCCACTGGACTAGCCCTACAAAATGAAAATGCCCTAACTCCAATCTTCTACAAGTCAGAGCAATGGGATGATGAAGTTACTCATCCTCTTATTGACTTTATGTACGATTGGGAAATGCAGTATAATCCTAAGGATGAGATTAAGGGCACCTTTGATATTGATGTGCGCAGTACTACCGCGCTGCTCAAGGGATTGATGGATCAGCAGAAGCTCGATCGTCTATTCCAAGAGATAGCACAAGGTAGCCCAGTTGGTGAGTGGATTAATATGGACGAGCTAATCGAAGCTCGCCTAGCTATTATGAAGCTTCCCTTTGCCAATATCGTAAAGAATCCTCAGGAAGTACAACAGACTCGTGCTCAGCAGCCGCCCCCGCAGCCAGATCCAAACATGCTTAAGGCTCAGGCCATGTTGCAGCAGAACCAGCTTGATGGCCAGCGACTGGCGTTAGATGCAAATAGATTGCAGTGGGAGCAGCAGAAACACTCTGCCGACCTACAGATGCAAGCTAGTATCCAAGCAGATACAAATGCAGCCAAGATACATCAACACGAACTGGATATTCAAAAGGCAGCTATTCAAGCTAGGGGAACTTCTATGGCCGCTAATAACCAAGCCAGTGCTGCTCAGGGCCAGATAGATAGCAATCTACAAGCTGCAATCATGGCTAATCAGACTAAGAAACAGATAGCTGGACTTAAGCACGTAGAGAGTCAGAATAAATTGCTAGTGGAACAGCAAAAGATTGTTGCTCAACATCGCACAGCACAAGCTAAGCAAGATCAGGAAATGAGACAGATAAGATCAAATGCTGTTCCAAGACAAGAGAAATATGTGAATAGAAACCTATCAGAACATAACCCAAAGCCGTCTAAAAATTAATGGATACATCACTAGTAACATTTAGATCCGCTGATTGGAACTATGTCGTACAGATTTGTGAGGAGACTTTGAAGAAGCAAAGATCTCTATTAGAGAATCCAAATACCTCCTACAAAGAAAAGCTAATAGCTATAGGACATATAGCTGACGCTAAGAAGATACTAAACCTGCCGTCTAACGTACCGCAAAACAAAGGATAACTCGTGGACTCCGAAACTCAAGTAGCAACGCCGGATACTATTCCCGCTAATCATATTGACATTGATTCACAAGAAACACAGAAACTACTAGATGATGCTTTTAACTCAGCCCGAGGTAAAGATACTCCTTCAGTAGAAGTAGTTCCAGAACCCAAAGAGCCAGCAAAAGAAGCCCCTCAAGTAGAGATTGATGCGAATAAAGATGAAGCTAGTACTGCCACTAAAGTAGCAGATACTACAGAAGCTAAACAGGAAGATGCCAAATCTAAGGAAACCCCTAACAAGGATTCTCAAGAACTTGTAGGTATCCCAGATTGGGCCAAAGACCTTCCGCGAGAAGTCCAAGAGAAAGTTTTAAGTATTGCGCAGGAAGCGCAGTACCATCAGCAGCGCTGGCGTTCGGATATTGGCCGTCAAAGCGCACTGCAAAATAAACTAACCGAAGCTAGGCGAGAGCTAGCTAGGTTAAGCTCTCAAGTAAAAAGGCCGCAAGAGGATAGTGATCTTGCCGCAGCGACTAAAGGAGACCACTCCAAATCCTTGGAGGAATGGAATCAAATAATTGAAGCCGATCCAAATTTAGCTAGAGCCATAGATCTCCGTATTAAGGCAGAGGTAAATCAAGCCAAGACCGAGATTGCAAGGCAAGTCGATGCAAATATTGATCCGCTATATCAGCACAATGCACAGGCTTTTGTAGAAGAGCAAAATCGTATTCTACATGAAGTGGTACCTAACGTAGATGAAGTATTGCAAAGTCCAGTGTACAATTACTGGATTAACAATAGAGCTGCTCCTGGTATTCGCCAACTAGCAACTACTTCAATAGATGCCTCAGATGCTATTAACGTACTTCGTGTGTACGCTCAAGAAGCCTCTGGTGTCTTTAATGAGATGGTAGCGAGGGGTATGATTCCCAATCCGCAGCAGGTATCAACTCAATCAGCCCAGCCTGTTCAACAGCAGACGACTACGCAAGTAGATACGTCTGTGGCTGACAAAGTGGCTAAGAATCGTGAACAGAAAGTTCACGCGGCACCTGTAGTTCCAACTGCTCCCGTAACAGCACCAACTACATCAATGGCTACCACGCTTGCTAATAGTAAGCCGGGCCAGTCAATAGATTTAGATGATGAATACGTACAGAGGGCACTAGAGACTGCCTATAATCAGTATAAGCGAAAATAGCTTTAATTTTTTAACTAACTAAAGGAAAACTCACCAATGAGTACATTTGTCACTTATGGAGATGTTTCGCCTCGCGTTGGCATTGTTGCTGTTGCTAAGATGTTGGCTCGTGTTGAGCCAATCTTGATTCTTGAAAAGTTTGGCATGGTAACTCCCCTACCGCGTAATAAGGGCGAAACAATCAAATGGCGTCGTATCCGCCCGCTCGCTGTCTCCACAACTAACCTGACGGAAGGTGTAACCCCGGCTGCAAGCCAGCTAGCATATGATGATATCACTACTGCTATCGGCCAGTTCGGCGGGTACATTCAGATTACGGATAAGATCCAAGATCTACATGAAGATCGTGTCCTTGATGATGCAATGACTGCTCTGGCAGATCAGGCCGCATCAACCAAGGAAATGATTATCTGGGGCGTTCTACGCGGCGGCACGCAGGTTCTCTATTCAAATGGAGCATCTCGTAGTTCCGTAAATACCCCGCTTGATCTTGACTTGATCCGCACGGCTGTTCAGACTCTAAAGCGCAATCACGCGAAGAAGATTACTGAGCGCCTGAAGGCCAGCACTAACATTGCAACCGAACCTGTTAATAGCTCGTTCGTGATTGTAGGTCACATTGATCTAGAACGTGACTTCCGTGAGTGCACATCCTTCGTACCAGTTGAGAAGTATGGCACGCTAAAGCCTCTGGATGAGGAATGGGAAATCGGTAAGGTCGAGGAAGCTCGCATTATCCTTAGCCCACAGCTATCTCCATTTATTGGCGCTGGTTCCAGCACCACGAATGGCATGATTGCATCCAATGGCTCTAACGTAGACGTTTATCCATTCGTAGTTCTAGCCAAGGAATGCTATGGCGTTGTCCCGCTTAAGGGCGCTTCTTCTGTCGAAATGGCAGTTAAGAATCCTAAGATGGGCGAGCCGGGCGATCCTCTTGGCCAGCGCGGTTTCGTTGCCTGGAAGATGTGGTATCAGGCAGTGCGCTTGAACGAACAGTGGATGGTTCGTTGTGAAGTGGCAGCTACTCAGCTCAGCTAATATAGGAGAACATGACAATGGCTAACACTTACAAATCTAACGTCTATCTAGAAAATGCAAACTATCGCCCTAGTGGTCAGAATGAACCTCAGGAACTAACTGCAACTATCCTAATCCCGGATGGCACTGCTCTTGCTAATGGAGACATTATCAAGCTTGCCAAAATCGGCGATGGTGTTGAGATCGTTAGTTACGAGCTAAATCTTGACCAGTTTGATTCCAATGCTACTGCTGCACTAAAGGCCAAGCTCGGTATTACCGCCAGCGATGCCTGCTTGCTAGCATCTACCATTGTTCAGACAAACACCTCTGGAGCTTTCTCTATCGCCGCTCTCGGCGGGGATAAGGCTACTAGTGGCGGGTTTGCAGTTAATCCCTTCCCCGTGCAGACTACTGCTCAGGATGTTATTCTGACTATCACTCAGAATGCAGGCACCAACTATACGACCGGCGACCGCAAAGTAACGCTTCGCTTCAAGTATCAGTATGCCTATCCTGACCAGTATGTAACTGGGGTTACTGGGGTTTCTTCCAGCAATCTACTAGGTACCAAGGTTAATTCACGCGCTGTAACCTACACGTACAATAACCAAGCGCCGTAATAAACTACTTCTTTGAAAAGAAGTGAAACCACAATCCGGAGTAGGGGTACGCAAGTGCCCCTACGATGGTGAAGGACACATAAATGGAAAAGACAGACTACATTAAAGATTTTGAGATTTCCCTTAACAAGCTAGAGATTGGGGAACTTCGTAAGAAAGCTTCCCAGCAGTTTGGTATTAAACTTACTAGGGAACATAAGAAAGAAGATATCATTCGAGATATCATTGCAGTTGTATCGAAGGCTAACTTTGCAGAGGCATCAGATGGCGACCTAAAGCCTGGCTATGCTCGCATTAAGCTAACTACAATTGCAGGAAAGGTAACATTCCCGGTATATCAGAATACCAATGGCTATTATTGCTTCATTCCCCCAGGCATTGAGGTGGATGTTCCTATCAAGGTGGTAGAGACTCTACGCCATGCTGAGGAGATGAAGAAGGTTCAAAATGAGTTTGGTGAATATGAAGACGTTATGCAGCCAAGCTACCCATTTGAACTAATTGCAACTAACAAGGGCCCTGATCCCAAGCCTGGCTATGAAGCCCAGCGGGATATGAAGTGGAAACCCTATCGAGAATTTTATGAGCAGAATGGATTTTGGCCGAGCGCTAAAGTGCTTGAACAGACCCGAGCTGCTGGCCTAAGCTTGGCTATGTTCAAGAATGTAATGACGCCCACGGAAGAGTAATCTATGGCAGCCACTACCACCTATCTACAGATTGTCAACAATGCCATCAACGAGAGCGGGGCCGATAGTGCTACGTTTGCAGAAGATGGTAGTGACTTTACTACTCGTACAGACAAGTACATGAATCTCTTCAAGACTTGGGCATCCAGGGCTTGGAGAGATATTCAGATTGAATGCTACGATTGGGAATTCATGCAAGAGCAGGGATTGTGCAATTTAGATCCTGGCATCATGTTTTACACTGACGGGGCGCCAGTAAGCGGCTTCGCCTCAGCATTAGCTAATACTACATTCGATATCTACGATCAGAACGGTACAGTAGCTATCCCTAGAGTAAGTGCTGGAAATTTCACTGACTTGACAGGGCAGTACACTTTAACCAGTCCGTTCGGATATTTCGACTTAACTGGATTCACCGCTACTAGTCCTCTCAATATAGCCCTTAAGCCGGGGGCAGAGTACTTTCAGCTAGTAACAGCTAGTTTTCCAGTCATTACTGGCTCTGTTACTGGCACTCTTCCTACTACTCCATTTAATGCTACTATATCTCCTAGTAATGCATTTTCTCCTGCTAATGTAGGTCCAGTAGTAGTTACTGCTTACAGTTCTGGCATTAGTACGGCAAGACTCACCTTACAGTTTCTAGTTCCAGTAGATGGAGTTACTATAGAAGCTGCTAATTCATTTACTATTACTGGCGACTCTGCTACAGGAACTTGGGTAGCTAATTGTGGAGCACAGGAGATTTATGCTTCATCTAGTAGTATTAGTAAAGCCTTTATCCACAGTTGGAAATCCTTTGATTTTAATGAAGAGACACAAGTCGGAGATTTTCAAGAAAGTATAGAACAGATAAACGATAAGTCGTTTAGATCTATAGATTATCTACAACCGCCTCCTGCGGGAGAGATCCCAATCCCATTCATGCCTTGGGAAACGTATCGTAGTAGTTACGATATTTCTTCAGCTTACCCAGGCACCCCGCGCTTGGTGACTAAGGACGATACTGGAAGATACAGATTCTTCCCAGCTTTGTACTATCCTTTCTCTGTTAAGTTTGACTACTCTCGTAGACCACAAATACTCAGCGCTTATTCAGATGTTCCGCGGGGAATAAATGATGAATTCACTGATTTGATTATGTGGCGCGCCATTAACTACTATGGAGAGTACATGGAACAACCTTCTATCATAGCTCGTTCAGAGCGTAGGTACAAAGATTTACTATCTAGGCTAGAACAGAAAAATAGAGATATGTTCCACTTTAAGCCAGCTAAGCTGTGGTAATATACTGATATATGCCTACTCAAAGTTTGCTAACTCCTGAAAGTGTACAGTTGGTAGGTGGCTTGGATTATGTAACTCCGAGACCATCAGTTGCGCCCGGAAGTCTTATTGATTGCTACAACTTTGAAGTAGCCGATCGTTTAGGCTATAAGCGTGTAGATGGGATAGAGAAGTTTGATGGAAGACCTTCTCCTTCTAAGGCGTACACTTCTTTGTACACGATGGAAATTATATTATCTACTCCATTTATATTTCCATCTATTCCATTCTCAAATTTAGTGTATCTTGGATATGAGTTGTATTCAGGACAGCCAGTAGACGACGTAATGAAGAATGCTTTTGGTTATGTTGTAAATATAATCACAAAGAATACAACTCACTTAGTATTAGACTTTGTTATAACCAATGCTGCCTCTTTTAGAGATTTTATAGAAACGTACTATAGAAACTTGCTTTATTTTGGTAAGGGTGTTACCGGCTATCTAGGTAATTACATCGGAGAGTATTCTTGGGCAAGATCATCTACTGGATTTATAACTCCTGCCTCTATAAGTACTGTAAAAGATTCTATTGACAGTATAGTATCAGTAAATTCTGGATTACAAAATCTTGTAAATCCGGCAGTAACCAAGAATATTTGGACAAATGGCCAGGTTAACCCCAATGGCGCAATTGGATTACACTGGTTCAATGACCAGCTATATTCAGTTATTGATCTAGATTTAATTCCCTTTGATACAGGAACTATAGAAATTCTCCCCAATGATTATTGCTTTGCCGCTTCTGGAGATGGATTTACAGTACGAGCAGTAAGAGTGCTCTCGGGAACTTGGGATGGCGGGGATGCCTTAGGATGGCTACAAATATCTAGAGCTACTACTGCTATACAGACTAGTATCAATTATGCGCCACATGGAGCAACTTCTATAACTAGGGGAGCTAGCACCACATCAAGCGCATTTAATATTCCAACAAGTGCAGCATCTTCCCCTTACTATCCTTGGGTAGCTGGATTATATCGTACTCTAACAATAGATGATGTTAGGGATTCATATGGCACCATAGGTAATGCTGCATGGGAGAGCGTCGAACTAGGATACAATTTTACCTACAAAGATGGAACATCTAATGGTCCTCCAAGTTTTGTAGAAAGAACCGCTATTCCTTCCTTTACATCTAAAACCTATACTCCAGTATCTACGGCCTCTGGCGTAGCTATCTCTAAGGGAACTACTGCTACTAGTTATTCTACTGGAGTAGGTATGGTTTATGTGGGTAATAGCCCACAAGAGGCAGTATCATCTGCAAATGATGGCCACTACATATACCCAACTGGGACCAATGTGGCCCCTGTAACTGCTACAGGCTCTCCAATAACATTTTCTGGATTTTCGTTTAATGGAATAGCAGCCGGATCTATTATTGTAGACGCAATAGTAAATCTAAACTGTTTCTGTAACTTCAATGCGGCGGCCAAAATATTCAAGTTGAATGTGTCTCTATCAATAGATGGAGTAAATTATTCTAATGTACAAACAACTGATAGAATAACGTCTACTTCCTCTGGAGCCACTCAGCAGTTTACTTTTGGTGGCCCTACTGCTCCTTGGGTAATCCCAGGAGCTACTGTTGATAATATAAATAACCTAACAGCCAAGGTTACTGTATCTGGATCTGGATCTGGAGCTAACTGCTTGGTGTACATTGATTATTTAGATGTATCTGTATCCTACCAAAAGAACTACGGAATCTATTTCTTCAATAACGGTACTGATGATGTACAAGCAGTAATTACTAATGTGTATCTAGACCCGTCTACTAATGGAGATTGGTCTACTAATCATGCTAGTGGTACTATGCAGGTAGTATCCGTAAAGCCTGTCTTATTAGATTCCCCATCAAATGTAACTGTATCTACCTCTACTTCTGGAGGAAGTCTTCCAGCAGCTACACAATACTTTTATGTAGTAACTGCTCTTGGAACTGTTGGCGAGACCCTAGTTTCGCGAGAAGTTAGTATAACTACTGGGGCTGGAGCCAGCAACAAGAATACTATAGGATGGGCAGCTTCCGCAAATGCTGTGTCCTATAACATCTACCGCGGCACTGCTACTGGAGCTGAGAACCAAGTAACTGTGTTAGGTAATGTAACCACCTTTAATGATACTGGAAGTGGCTGGTCTTCAGGAACTCTTCCTACTAGTAATACAGCTACCATAACTACAAGAACTAATATTAGAAGCGGAGATAAAATCTATACTCTTCCAAATGCAGGCGGCAGTTTAATCGCCACAGTAGCTTCCGATATGCAATTTTCAGGGCTAGCGTGTAAAGCAGATATAGAGGCTAACAGCTCTAGATACGAAATAATAGATGCTAATTTTTATGGAACCCCTGACTGGGCCGCTATATATGGGGTGTCTGGGGCGGGAAGGGCCTGGACTTATGATGGCAACTATTTCAGGTACATCTTTACTGGACTAGCTGATATAGTAGATAAACCAAGGCACGTAATATTCTATAACTTCCACCTGTGTCTAGGTTATAATACAGGGGCGCTACTTACTTCTGTAGCCGGAGAACCAGAGAATTTTGATGGTGTATTTGGGGCCGGGGAATTTGATACTGGGGACTTCATTACAGGCCTACTACGACTCAATGGAACCTCTCTTGGCATATTCTGTAGAAAGTCTATTCAAATTCTAAATGGAACTGACAATAGTAACTTTTCTATTTCAGCCTTCAATCCTTACGAAGGGGCTATTGAATACACTGTGATAGATTGTGGCAAGCCTGTATGGTGTTCCTATAGAGGAATTTCTACACTAGATCAATCGGCAGCCTATGGTAACTTCCTGGGTACTAGACTAAGCTCTAATATTAATTCTTGGCTGCTTCCTAGACTTACCAGTAATAGAGTATGGTCTAAGGTGGAACAGATACAATTATCAGTACAACCTCCAATACCAGTTTCTAGTGGGGTTCTATTTGCTCTGCCGGTCAGAAACAAAAATCAGTATAAGCTAGCGTTTGGAGACGGCTACTGGCTAACCATGACTTTGCAAGGAGCAGACTTTACTCCTACCTTTACTATCCAGCAACTGTATACGAATTCATCTTCTGGCGATACTACAGTAATGGTACCACTTGCAATTTCTAGCGGAATTGATTCTAATGGAAATGATCGCAATCATTTCTCTGTAGATAGAAATACTGCTTATCCTCTTAGTGGGGGATTAAGCCAAAATTCAGATCATCTGTATCTTTGGGAATTAGATAGAGGTTGGGCATTTGGTACTACTCCTATTAAAGGATGGTTTACAACTACCCATAACTTCTTTGATAATCCTTTCCAGATGGCAACTATTAGGAATACTAGACTGCACGGATTGTCTTTTGGAGAAGCCACCTTAAGCGTAGCAGCAAGCGCAGATTATCTATCTAATGATTTTAAATATGGGGATCTATCTGGCCAGCAGGCAACTAATGCTCCTGCTCAGGATATTTCCCTTCCTAGAGATGGTGGAAGTAATCCCTGGGAGCAGCGCGTTGCTGACTATAAACCACAAACTAACATAGCTGCTTTTGGAAAGACAGGAAGAAGTTTCTCATTTCAGTTCTCTACAGATCCTAGTAGTGTAGAACCTCCCTGTGTATTACAACAGCTTCTATTCCAGATAAGTACCGGAAAGGCGGATATTAAATAACATGGCAACGACTTCAATTCCATCCTATACTAATCCGGCTAATGGCTATAAGACAGCCGCCCCAAGCCAGCCGGCTATAATGCCCCCAGTAAGCGGCGGAAGATATTTAGCTGGCACTGGAGGCACTGGCACAACAACTACCGGAACTTCTGGTGGGGGGTCTTCTACTGGAGCGGGATCTTCTGGAGCTAGCGGGGGATACAGCGCCGGACAACAGCCCGGAGGAAACAACTATCCCCAAGGAATCTATGGTGTTGGGGGAAGCGGTTCTGGTACGGCAGTAGGAACTATTACCCCGGACGAACTTACTAGTCAACAGCTTAATGGTCTGCTAGCAAGTAATAGTCCTTACATCCAACAGGCTAGGCAATCAGCAATTAATCAGGCTAATTCTAGAGGCCTGTTAAATAGTTCAATTGCTGCTGGAAATTCACAGGCGGCTGCTATTCAAGCGGGACTTCCAATTGCACAGAGCGATGCTCAGGCTGCGTATGGTTTGCAGCAGACTAACCTAAATAATCTAGCTAAAATACAGTCTGGAAATATTGCCGCGGATGCTCAGGTCCAATCTGCGCAGATTGGCGCTAGTGCTAGCATGTATGGGCAGGATCAGGCTACACTTCGCCAGCGCGAAGATTTAGCCTACCAAGGAGAGCAGGCAGGGCTAAACTACCAGAGAAACTTAGGGCTAGCAAATCAAAATTTCTATAACCAGTCTGCACTAAGTGCTCAAAACTACCAGCAGAACTTAGGTTTGGATCAATTCAATCTTGGTAGTACGCTATTGAGTGGTATGCAGAACTTCTCGTACAGCGCTGGATTGAATGCCATGAATAATCCAGCTATCATGGGAGACCCGCAATCCTTTGGTGGATACATGCAATTCATATCAAATGTATTTGGTGGCAATGGCATGATAGACAATATATTCAACAGTCTATTTGGCCAGTACAATCCTACTTCACAACCACAGCAGGTAGGAGGCTAATCAATGGCTACTAATGACTCTATGATTAACTCTTCGTGGAATGCTGGAGATGGGTATTCTTATCCTGCGTACTTAGGTAACGACTACGCCGCTAATAGCGGCAGCGATTATACAGTTCCTCTATTTGGTTCTTCTGGTTATTCTCTAGATCCTAATAATTCTCTCCTGTACACAAATAGCGCTGACGCTCTTGGGGCAGTTCCCAACTATTCTAGCCCAACGGCAACTGCTGATAGCTTTAGTTCTGGCGGATCTAATGCGCTGGGTACTATGGGAGGTGCTCTTGGTGGAATGGGAAATACTGCCGGAGCTATAGGCAGTGGAGTATCTGCTATCTCTAATGCCTACAATGGCGCTAGTACAGATACTACTGGCAGTGTTTTGAGTGGCGCTGCTTCTGGCGCAGCAGCCGGGGCCTATTTTGGCCCGATAGGAATGGCTGCTGGGGCTATCATTGGGGGTATTGTTGGCTTCTTTGGTTCTAAGTCCAAGAAGAAAGCAGAGAAGAAAGCTTACCAGCAGCAGCTAGAAGTGGCGGTAGCTCCTCAGCGCCAAGCACAGGCCAACTGGCTACAACAGCAA